AATCTTCATTAATATCTTCTCTCTTCTCAACTTCAATTGATAATACTTCTTTTGTAGGTAGTTCATTATATTTTTCCACAAAAGAAAATATCTCCTCATAAACCATCTTCTGATGAGGATCTTCAAAGTATTCAGACTTAATAAAAGGTATTGACTTTCTTAAATACTTTTCATTGTGTATTAAATTTTTTAAAATTAAAAATTCAATTTGTTCCATAAGTGCAACAGAAGGAAATACTCATTCTTACTTTTTTATCTTTGAATGGAGTTACTGTGTGAATTAAATGAGCAGGAAACACAGCAAGTAATCCAGTAACAGGATACAGATGATAATGTTCAATATTGAAAGGACTAACCTCAGAACTTTTTCTCAGTCTTATCTTTTGTCCATAAGATGGATCATGAAAGACAATAGATCCACCTCTTTTACCATCCCAACTACCAGGTTGAAGTTTTGGATCATCAAGATATTCAACTCTCATCTCACCATTAACCATCTCATACAAAGGATAGTATACACCAGTTAGAGATGATTCACCATGATGATGAGGCATATTGATATCACCTGGACCATTTATATTTGCCCATAACTTCTCTACTATTAAACCATCTTCATACCCTGTTTGTCTACAGTAATCATTAGAACACTCTTCTATCTTATCTCTAAGAGTTTTAAAACTATCATATCTCTCTTCCATTTTAAGGGTGCTATGCCACCCACCCATATTACTTGCTATTTTTCCATCAGTATCTGATTTTTTCTCATTTAATATATCCTTAACTAAAGATACATTTAAATCATGAGATTTTTTACCAAAATTATAAAGTATAACTGGAACAGGAAAAGAGGGGAATAATTTATTATCATTAACCATAACTAAACTCCTTGTTTGCAGTCTCTTCTAGAGCTTGCATAACTTCTGGAGTAAAGTAATCATCTGGATTGGCAAGTATTTGTTTACCATAAACTTTCTTACCATTGATCTCATATCTACCTGCTACATTCTTCCACAGTCCACCTATCTCTCCTAGTTCTAGAAGACCATAGTATTTGTCAAGACCTCTCTCATCATAATAGAGTCTAATCTTTACTTCTTTATTTTCTTTACTCAACCTTGATTTGTGAGTCTTTGCCTTGATAATATTTCCAATGACTTCTTTTCCATCTTTCTCTTTTGCCTTGCTGAGATAGATGATCGTACTTGCTGCATACTTGAGTCCAGAACCTCCCCCCATTTCTTTCGTTGGTACGTAGCTTCCAATGACATCGTATGTATGATTCGTGACAATGAGGGGAACATTTGCTTGTCCAAGTTTTAGGGTTAACATTCTGAATGCACCTTTAACAAGTTGAGATTTGGTCATGTCTCTTACTTGTTTATCATCTAGTGCATCTCTAATTTCTTTCTCTGTAGAAAGCATTCCTAAAGAGTCTAACACAAACATACATTGTTTGCGTTCATCTATGGGTGTTTTAAGATATATATCTACTGCCTTAAGTGCCTTAGTTCTAAACTCTTCAATTGTTACCACATTAACAACAACTAACCTTTTTAGGTCAATCCCACGAGACTCAAGTAATCCTTTATTAACTGCAGCTTCAGTGTCAAAATAGAGACAATAACTATCAGGATTAGAATCAAGGAAGTTCTTAACCACTGCGAGGGAGAAAAAAGTTTTTCCAGTAGATGATTCACCAGCAATTGCAGTAATCTTGTTATTAGATACACCACCAAATATAGACCCTGATATAAGTCCATTAAAAATGTACGAACCTGTGTCCACATACTTTTCAGTTTCATCAATATCTGATGCAAGTTGTGTGAAGTCATCTCCTATCTCTTTTACAATTTCTTTTAAAAAATCCATTTCAAATTCCTAATAATTTTTTTTGTCTTTCAAAGTATCCATGAAGAATCCATGAACTACTATTCATTTTGTCTTCACCACCAATACCATATTTGAATACTACATTTTCATGATTGGCAAACCCTACAACCTCTGGTGTGTTACCTGATCCTCTATCACCACCATTACAGAAAATAACTTGCTTAGATATCTCTAAACATTTTCTAATTGCACCCTTGGCAGTGTCATCAGAATCATCCCATGATATAACAGCATCAACCATATCCAAATGTCTTATAATTTCTGCTCTCTCTTTCCATGATTGAAAGTATTGTCCTTTCTTTCTTGTTAACCATTCTTCAGTATTGAGACCTACTATGAGATAATTAGAGAGATCTTTTGCTCTCTTAAAGTATGATATATGACCACTGTGAATTGGATCAAATCCACCAGTGACAAGACTCACTTTGTCAAAAAACATTCTACCTCCATTTAGATAATGCTTTTGTATCTGTTAGTTTTTGTGTTTCAATTTCATCACTCTCATCTGCATTTGTATGATGAGTAACTTCTTTAAGAGTTTTAAGATAGTTTATTACATGTTCTCTAATTTCCATTAGTTCATCATAACAACCCTGATTGTGTGCACAACCACGAAGATCATGATCTGGTTTGAGAACTGATTCAGTAAAGAGATCTAATGCTCTCTCATACTTTTGTGATGATGTTTCTTTTTTGTCTATTGAGTTTTGGTCTTTCATGAGAAGAATAATTCTAGGTTGACTACTTTTTCAACATTCCATCCTATGGAATCAAGTATAACCTTAACAGGTTCAAGAAACGCTTTCTCAAATTGTAGTTCATAATCTATGCTCTTGTCAAGGTCTAGTTCAGTAGGAAAGTCTGAAATGAATGATATAACATTCTCATGAATCCAATTAGGTTTCTTCAAATAACAGAACTTTATCTTTTCACCATTGTTGATCAAGGAATATTTATTGTCCAGTTTCTTATCTTTGATATAATGATTGTATAAAAGAGCACCTCTTGCATGAATAGGAGTTCCTTTAGCATATATTGTAGAAGATGATTTATGTTTATTCACATTAGATACTGTTCTAGGAAAAGCAATATCTTCTGGTGGTAACTTCTTAAACTTAACCCTAGAGTCATCAATAAACTTGATAACATCTTCTTCAGTGCCACTCATCATAATATTGAGAGCATCCTTAATCATCTTTCTACATGGAGCAGGTGTTGAAGACTTGACTGCTTCAATACCCATCATCTTAAGTTTAGGTTCTTCATATCTTACTCCCTCACTATCCCAAACATTTAGAATATATCTTTTCTTAGCAGTCCATATACCTCTGTCAGCAATGTTCTCTCTCTTCATGAACATCTTCTGATCATAAGCATTTACATAATTTGCAAGTTCTTGATAGGACTTGTCAATAAATGGTTCCAGTTTATCTTTGCAAACTTGATCCAAAAGGGAAACAATCTTAGCTTTATTGTCAATCTTATTACCAAAAAATTTATCAACAAGAGGACCAAAATTGATGTATATAGAGTCTGTATCTGATGCAATAACATAGTCAATGTCTTCTGTTTTTAACAATTTATTTAGATAGTCATTCATCTTGTTCTCAATCCACCTGATTGAAACTTGTCCTGATAAAGTGATTGCTTCTGCATTAGCAAGTTTGTAATATCTAAAATACTGATTACCAATAGCACCATAGGCAGAGTTAAGAGATATCTTCTTTGCCATTTGAATATTATTACATCTGGCAATTTCTTTCTCTAGAGATTTAGTAGGAGTCTTTTCATATTCTTGTTTTGCCTGTAGCATTCTTTTCTTAAAGACAACTCTTTCTGCATACATCTTTTCCATCAACTCAGGAAGAAATCCTTTTACATCTTTTCTATATTGTGCACCATTTGCACAGACAGCATTATCCTTATACATTTCAAATGTAATTTCTTCACCAAGTATTTTATCTACTGTGACTGATGGATGTCTTGTCTCCAACAAAGTTTCTGGTGAGATATTATATTGCATAATCAGATGAGGATACAGACTATTCAAGTCAAAAGAAACCACCCAATCATATTTGCCAGGTATTGGTTCTTTTACATAAGCACCAGCATACTTATCATTCTTGTCACTTGAATCTTTAGGTGGTATTACAATGTTTCTTTTCTTCAGATAATTGTATATAATAGTGTCCCACATTCTTACCTGATACATCACATCTTGATAGTTGACTTTAGCATCATATGCCATAGTGAGTGCCAACTCAATTAACTTCATCTTGTCCTCAAGTCTGTCAACAAGTTCCACGTCAATGATGTTGTAATCTACAAACTTCTTCCAGTTGCCACTATAAAATTCTTTGAATGTATCAAACTCAGAGTGATCTAATTTCTTTTGTCCTAACTCTACATTAGCAATATAATCCAATCTATATGATTCTTGTGCCTTGTAAGTAAACTTCTTATACAACTCAAGATAATCAAGAGTTGTCATACCAGCAATATCATAAACATTATATTTTCTACCAGAGATATAAATTTCATCTTGTGATACTAGTCCCCAAGGTGATAATAACTTACATTTCTTATCTCCCATAATCCTACTGATTCTTCCACAAAGATATGGGATATCATACAATCTGACATTCCATCCAGTAATAACATCAGGTGGATTCTTAGACCAATGATACAAGAAAGAATTGAGCATTTCAATCTCATCACTGAAGTGATAGTAAGTTACATTCTCTTGAGTGGGAACATATGGTTTTCTACCCCAAGTAGTAATCTTTTTTGTAGCATAGTCTTGTAATGATATTGTCAACATCTCTTCAGAACAAGACTCAGGATCAGGGAATCCTTGTTCAGCCTTGACCTCAATATCCATTGTCACAAGATTAATTTGACTGATATCAAACTTTACTTCATCTTGAGGATATTTGTCTGATAAGTATTGAAAGATATATCTATTGTTGCCAAATATTTTAAATCCATCTACACCATCATACTTCTTATAGAACTCTCTACAATCTCTTACAGTGCCAGGTTTAACTGGTTCAACACTCTCACCATCAAGTGTTTTATACTTTGTCTTCTTATTTGATTTGACAAATAATGTAGGGGAATATTCTTCTTTGTATATTTCTCTCTTGCCATTTACAACTTCACGAACCAAGAAGTTGTTACCAATCATTTGAACATTGGTATAAAACCTCATTCTTCTATCACACTCTCATATTTCTTTACTATTTTACTATTAGGGTTAACTAAAGTCAATATCTTATCAGATGAAATCATAAAAGTATTTTGAGTGGTTATATTTAACAACCAAGGAGAGAGGGTTTCATTCTCCTGATCATAAACAAAAGGTTCTGTTAATTTACAATCAGGACCTCCTAACTCACTCTGGACTTCCTCCACTTGTGTCACTATCATTTCCTTTGTCACTAGGACTAGAACTTTTAGATTTTCTTTTTTCATAATTTTCACATGCTTTGGTATATAGGTCTTTGAGTTTTGGTTGAGGTTCTACTATACTAATAACCCAATCTGCTACCACAGGTATTTTCTCTTGATTAGCAAGAGGAAACCAAGGTAATAGTTTGATTGATACAGGTTTCTTATCAGATGATTGACTTTCATCAACTTCAATCTCAGGTGTTGTAAGAATTGCTCTGCAAGGATTTTCAAAGTAGTATCCTACAACCACTTGTTTTTCAGTTATCATCTCAGTTATTTCAGAAATAACTTCCTCTCCTGATTTTAACAATGCAAGTTTTATAGCCATGTTTTTAAACAGTTAATAATATTATAGCATAAAAAAAGGGGGTTGTCACCCCCTAATTATTAAAGATAGTCTTTTCTAGCATGATGTTCTGGAATTATCTTACCTAATGTGGCAAGTAATAGTCCATCTGCAAAAGTAACATCCTTTACTTCTATGTCATCAGATAGTGACCATTCTCTTTTAAATGATCTTGATGCAAGACCTCTGTGAAGATATTCTTGAT